GGGGCGGTAGTGAGCTGAGGAACCCCAGCAGAGCTTCTATTTCGACCGGGTTCAGAACTGATACCAAAAATAGCTCCGGGTTCGGTAAGGGTAGTCCCATCCCATGCCTGAAGATAACCACCCACAACCTCAACCGGAGTTCCTTGAAGGAAAGTTTGGGTCGCAGCCTCAGCAAGTCTTCGTTGCTCCGGCTGTGCCCCTACCCCACTTCGAGAGCCATAAATAGGAACTGATACACCAGTAGTGCTGGGCATTACAATACCTCCTCCCGCCTTCTGCGGATTTTTTCTCTCCCCCAAGGGGGAGGGTTATGGCACCTAAACAACTAATAAACAACTAAGTCAAAGGTGCCGATTCTGTATCAGCCTGAACAAACGACTCAAGCTCTTGCTGGGTTGGAACGTAAGTTTGAATCTTCCCACCTGCCGACCTCCCCACCTGCCTCTGAACATCACCCGCCGCATTCTTTCCAGAAGCCGCAAGCATCTGCTTCGCAGCCTGCTGATCCTTCCAAAGCAAAGCCCCCTCGTAAGCCTTACGAGAAATCTTCATTAGGATTATATCACCATTGATAAACTTAATCCCACCATCGACTGCATAGTGCATCGGGGGATTCTTAATATCATCCTTCGTGGCGATTGAATAACCCTGGCTCTTAGCCTCTTCAAATCTGATGGAATTCTGACTTCCATCCTGTTTGAAGAGGGTGTGCATTACCCAACGAAACGAGATGTTGGGGTTTACTGGATGAAGATTTGTGAAATCAGGGGCATTCAGAGGAGCAGCTACGATTGTGTCAAGACTATCAGAACCCATAGCTGCTGAGGCAGTTGCTTGGGCAATCGACTTCACTTCCTGAGGAAGCCCCGAAGGACCGGAGGGAGAAGCTGTTCCAAAGGGTCGTGGCATCGAAGATGAGGTAAGGGCAGGACCTCTCGATGTATCAGTCATGGTAAACCTGCATAGACTTTCTCTGTTCCAAGAAATCCCTTGGATCCAGATTGTATTTCTTAGCAACCCTCAGTTCTTCATCAGTGAGTCGATCATCCGGAAGGATAGTCCGAACTGGACCACCAAGGAGCGATCCACTGGAGGATTCGGAGAAGAAGTCTGTCTTGTCCTGAGCAGCCTTAGTAATCTCATCGAGGTGCTCACCCTTAACCATATTCCAAGCACGCTTCCAAGAGTCGGCAGTTGCCCTGGTAGGGGCATCACATGTCTTCATAATAACATCAACCTCAGGACCGAACTTCTGGAACATCGCTCTGTCGATTCCTGAAAGACCAGACTCAAAAGACTGTCTTGCAGCCGCGGCTCCCATCGTGTAAACAGCAGCCACAATCGGCTGGGCACGCTGATTAAAAGCTGCGTCTTCATCTTCGAGGAAGGAGATAACCCTGTTCTTATTAGAATCAGGAGGAGGCTCAGGTGGCTTGTTATTCGGGTTTGCCTCAAGTTGAGCCAGTCTCGCCTTAATCGTTTCGTTCTCAGTTTTCTGTCCAGCAAGCTCAGCTTTCAAAGTCTGAGATTCTCTCACCGCCTGGGCAATTTGTTCTGGAGTAAGTTCTTTCAACTCCTCTGGAATATCATCCATCGGAGTCTTTCCGTCCCTCTTAAACCATGGCATTTTATCAGCTCCTCTTCTTTACTTCTTCTGAACTATCTCTTTTGAACTACCTCTTCTGCACAACTAATCGTTCGATTGTGGAAGGTAATTCGAGAATCTTATCCAGTCTCCTAAGTTCTCCTTGAAGACGAAGTAGATTACTGGTACTCTCCTCACCCCTCATCCTATCAACCAAAGATTCCCTCTCCAACCGGAGATAGTCAAAGAATCCCTTGGTGGCTGAGTTCTTAAACCAAGAACAGTAAAACGCTCCATCCCTTACGAGAGTGTCGATATTGGTAAAAGAACTTCCCTGATTCATCCTTCCAGTAATATCACTACTTGGGGTTTGGTAGATATTACTTCTACTTGAGCCTATTGGGCCTATGCCTGTTGGTCCTTGATTTGACGTTGTTATCATTGCACTCCACCTTCTCCTACTTGAGAGGAACTACCACTAATAAGTTGCTGCAAGGCAGGGGGGAGGCCAGTACCACCTGGGCCACTAGGGCCACTAGGGGGAATCTGTGGAGCTGGGCCTCCTTGGGAAACACCCTGCGGTTGCCCTTGACCAGGGGGCAACACCCCTTCCTGAGATCCCGCAATCCCAGGTTGGGGAGCCTGCACGTCAGTCACAAAACGCTCAGTCTCATCGTAACCGAAGTGCTTGAATACCAGCTTCATCAAAGTATTGGCATTCTCAATTGCCCCATAGAGATACTTCTTCTGTTCCGGTGGAGTAAATTGGTTAGAAGCAGCCTGGAGCATTTGAGCAATCACTTGATGATGCTTTTGCATTACCCCAGTAAGCATCAGATCACTCTGCTTCTCAACTTCCCTATTCACAGAAGCGGTAGAGGCTGAGATTGGTAGGCAGAGAGACTGTTCCCTAATCGCATCGAAGGCACTCTTGATATTCTCAGCATCCCCACCAAACTGCCGTGCCCGTGATCCAATACCAAACTCACTATAGAGTTTCGACAGAAGACGACCCAACTTGGTATGAGCATAGCGAATGTCAGTAACATTCAAATCAGTCCTAGTATTCCCCTCCTGGAGAAGTGACAAAGTCCCCATCGAAGAATATACACCCCTTTTAGACATAGTACCAGAACCCATACCCTGCATCGGTGCACTAACCCCACTACGTTTTTCAGCCAGATCAAGGGTAAGCATCTCCGCTTCTATAGACATTGGGCTGGGTTGTCCAGCCTGAATCGCCTCTAGTTCGTCTTTTCCAGCAGGAATCATCGCACTTGGGAAGAGCCTGTAGCCTTTGTTCAAGAGGGAGTCATTCCCAACTCTCCATACCACTGTGTTGCTAACAGTCATGTTATCCCCACGACCGTTATGAATCTGGGAAAGCTCTTCTTGAAAGGTAGCTAATGTCTCACAAAATCCATATCCGTAGAAATAATCGTCCCGATAAAACAATCGGTTTGCAACGAAAATCTCGTCGGGATAATAATTGTAATAGGCCCGTAGAATACGGTTGTTGAGTAGATTATACCAAACAAGACACTTTGCGAACCTACCACGAGAAACTCGATATTTGAAATGGCACTCATAGATGTGGTACTCTTCATAGAGTCCATCATTGTTGGATGGGGTGATCCCGGCATCATTTAGTTGAGTGATTGTCACAGAGTCGGGGGAGGTAGCATCTGGGCGTCCGATGATCTCACGGACAGCGGCCTTGTCGTAAGTCCCTCTCCATGCAAGCTCTTCAAGAGCCTGTCGGCTAGTGTATCTAATCCGGTGACACTTAAAGTCAGCCAGCTCGATTGTCTTAAAGGTAGGATCCATCAAAAAATCATTGAAGGGAAGTTTTTCCGGTCGGGGACCTTCATAGATTATTGACGGGTAGAAACCTCCCAGGGTTCCATCAGAGGCAGCATAGGGAATATCCTCCTTCATCACCACGTGGGGGCACTTCATAATCGAGGTTCCTAGCTTGATCCCTTCCCCCAACCACTCATGATACACTCTGTAAAGATCAAGCTCGCTTGGTTCCATCCCCACATAGTTCATAAACTCTTCGTAAGCGAGTTTCCAATCCATCGCTTTCTTCGGATGTTTACCTATCAATCGGGAAGCCCACAAAGGGGAGGTCTTAAAGATCGCGGCCATCACCCTAGCAAGAAGGGTATCAGCGTGGATGGCAATGATTGGAACTACTAGGTTGGATGCTCCGTGCCAAGGAAATTCACGAATCGACTCGGCAGGAACCGCTTCATAAGCCCGCCTCCACATTGGAAGACGGGTCTCATGAAGTTCTGCCAGAGAGTATTTCAGGGATCGAATCTTCTTCCCTAAGAATCGGCAAAGTCGGTCCTGTGCCTCTCCTGACATATCGAGTTTTATCGGTTGGATCACTCGCTTAGCCCTGCTGAACCGGAATCTGCTCCTGAGCAGCAGCTCCAATCTCGCTAATTGCTTCTCCTGCAACCGCCTTAACAGCCTGTGCAGTAGCAGTGTTGGTGGGAGAAGCCTTCAGCAATGGAGCTGCAATCTGCGAAGCGTCCTTCAACGCAGTTGAGGCAGCTGCCAGCTTGCTGGTGTGAGCCTGATTGATAATATTCTTCACATCAGCCACTGCGGTTGGAACCTCTGCTAAGAGGCTAAAAGCAAGTTCAAGAATTTCTGCGAAGCCCATTTTATTCTCCCTTCGGGGTTTGTCCTACCGTTTGTCCTACCGTTTGTCCTACCGTTTGTCCTACCGTTTGTCCTACTAAAGGGTCTGTTGATCTACTACCTTGTGAAGCAAGTGAACGGACTGCACTATTTCCTAAAACTCCCACCCCCGCCGACAGTATAGTATTCCCTGAGGTGGGATTCCAGATAGACAGGAGTCCACCGAAGATCACCATGAACAGACCAATAACATTCATAGCATGATCGAGGCGTTCTATCATCTGCTTCGCAGCCTTTCTCTAATCATTAACTTACTCTCCCACCCTGAAAAATGCTTCTCAAAGCTCCGGCCCTATGCGATCCTGGTCCACCTTGATGAATTAAGGTAGAATAAGGGAGAGCAATCTGCCGAGCTTGCTGCTGATTCATCCTCAAGAACTTCGCGTCTGCTACCTTGTTGGTGGGATTCCTGAGAATCTGTGGGATATAAGCAGCCGCATCAATCTGATCGCAATACTTCCCTTTAGGGAAGGTTGTAAGTTCGGTCAGGAAATCCTGTTGCTTATGCCTCATGAAGAAACGTCCGAACTCAATAATCGGACCCAGAGTATTCCTAATCCTCCACTCCTTCTTCGTAGTGATCTCACCATCTGGCCCCTCCACCTCCCCTTTCAGGGGAATGATTCTGAGTTGATTGGGCTTTACGGTGTTGAGATATTTGAAATGGGGGAGAGCAAGACTCTGGCCAGCACAAGTCTCAAAACCTACCCCTGTGACTCTCCACCGCTGTGCGATTTCGTAGATTTTGTTGAAAAAGGTTTCATGTGAAGAAGCCTCTGCCCAGCTTTCCAAGAGATAATAATTATTCCCGGATACACCTGAGTCTGCTGGAGACATTCCGAGGACAACGATTGCATGACGGCATCTGCCTGTTGAGGTGTGAGTTGGGTCAGCTGCAATAACAACGTCGAGTTTTCTGAAATGAAGATCAGGTCTGATAATTCCATTCTTCACCTCGTGACGGATCATCAGACTACCATCGTCGGAGTTCCCTACTTTGTAGAAATCATACCAATTGATGTCTGATTCAGAGAACTCCGCATCCTCTGGTGCGCAGGGATTGTTTAGGTACTGACAGTTCTTAGTGGCAAATCCATAGGCAACATAATTACCTGTACTACTTTGGATATTATAAACATCCTGCTCACCAAGACACTTAGCAGAAACCACCCGCTCACGAACTATTTCAGTATCGGTGTTTCGGTTATCATTACCAATTCGACCTGATCTTTCGATCCAAGAATTCCTAAACCTTGCAGTTTTGTACATCCTGGCGAACTTCATCAATCTTACTTTCAGGGATCGCGCGCCAATCAGAACATACTGCTGAGAATCCGGTACCCATGTATATGGGATTTTTAACCTGTCCAGGCAATTTCCAATGGCTTTCCATATCTCGAAGTTCGCTTCTGGAGACTGAGAAATAAACACAGAGCCGGTCTTTTTGTTTACCGTCCCCTCACCATCAATAATTCCACCAAGCCAGTCAAGGTCACGTTGCTCATCTGGTGTGGGGTCAGAGGGTGGTGTATAAACAGGGACCAAATCGAACTCATTAAATAGAAAATTTCCTGTTATACAGCTTACTACACCAAGCGTCGCATATGGTCCGCCACGATAATCCTTCGAGAATGAATCAGACTCTCTATGGGTTCTCTTAAGCCA